AGCGGTTCCCTTTGTGCGCGATCAGGATCGTCTTGTAGTCCTTGGAAGGACCTGAGCGCACCCTGACATTGTCGCCCTTCACCAACACATATTGACCCGTGCTGGGCGTCGGAGTCGGGGCGGGAGCAGATCCCCCGCCCACTACAATCAGCACATGGATGCCTGGAGCGTTCATCAGATCTCCGACCTGTGCCGTCTCCACGTTCGAGAGGTCGCAGTCCTCAAAGTAGCCTGTGTTCTTGAGAAGCTTGCGGATGTTGCCCGTGTACCCCGTCATATCGAGCCGAGGGCAACCTGCGAGCCTGTAGCACTCGATCGCAAGCGAGGAACAGTCAAAGTCACCCGCTACAGCTTCCTCCAGACGATCGGCTCCGACGGCTTCGATGTTCTTCGCGCCAGCCCAGCGGTTGCGCTGAGAGTACCCGAAGCGGGAACAAGCGGCTATCCGTGTAGCAAACTGTGCCGCCCTTGCCGCCATTCCCCGATCTGTGCATCTGAGATATTCGGTAAACTCATAGGAGCGTTTTTTGAAAGTGCGGACGAGGATCTCGTTGCCTGTCTGATCCCCCGCCTGTCCGTCTTTCCCGCCTGTTTCAGATCCGATTGCTTCGGCTACTTTGATCATAATTTAACCTCTTAGGACGGGAACGTAATTGCATCCATATCGCCCAAGGACAGAATCCAAAAACCAACGCTATACTGCGTTGTTATGGATACCTGTCCCGTTCCACTTGTGATCGTGATGCCAGATCCGGCACGCAATTCAACGGCCTGCGTGTTTCCAGTTGATCCGATAAGCATATATGCTCCGTTCCTCGCCGCATTAGAGGAATAGAAAAACATGAGCGCCCTTACCGATCCTGTGAACGTGAGCGTAACCGTTTCATTTGCCCCAGTATTCTTAACGAATCTAACCAACCCAAGGTTTGTCTTTGCGTCCTGTGGAATCGTCGCACCCGTACCGCCTTGTGCGACAGGGATTACAGGCTCATGCTGTTTTGGAATAGTGCTAACTGCCATTATTCGTTCACCTCGTTAGGCTCGGGCGGTCTGTTGTCGATCACATCACAGGCCAACTGCAACCCATTCGTTGCGTTGAGAATCGTCACGATTTCAAACGCAACAGTATCCTTGCCAATATCCCCGCCAAGGATGGTATACATCCGCTTTTTTGCGAGGTCGTAGGTTTCCTTGAGTTCCTGTGAGTTGCTCTGTTTGCCTGTATAATCCCACCAAGTTCTAACAACAAGATACCCTTCCATGTTTTAAACCCCCTTATACATTGGCCTTGCCAAGAATTAGTGTGAGTGCCGTTGATGCTGATGCGGCAATGGTTCCGCTCACGGTCAGCGAACCATTTGCCGTTGTAACCGTCCAATCGTCACGCTGTGCTGACGGATTGGAAAGCCATGATTCGAGGACAACCATATCCGCTGTGATGGCAGCATTATTGATCGTTTGCGGAAGCGAATTGAACGAAGGGATGTCAATCCGGAGCGGTTCGTATGCCACGACATCCGCAAGGAATGCCTGCCTGCTCTGCTTGTAGTTCGCCCCCGACTGCGGGTCGTAAATGATCAGCTGGTCAACACTCGAAACGCCGCTCCGGGTGCTGAGCCCTGAGATCAGAGTGGCGAGTGCGCTGGTGATCGAGTTGCCGACGTAGGTGGGAATGCCTCCGGCATTGAAGACCGCGTTGCTGTCATCGTAGTCCGCCTTCTGCATGTCGCCCGCGCCGGATCCGTCGCGTCCGTAATAGCCAACGGAATACGCGACCATCTCCGAGCCGCCTGTGAACTCGATCGTGATCCGCGTCCAGAGGAACTGCCCGGCCGGAACTGTGGGGACAGTAGTCGACCACGTTCCCATAGGCACAACGGTGCCGGACGTGGAGACCTGGTACTCCACGACCTGATTCTCCACGTTGCAGGCCGCGCCGGTTTCGCCCGCCTCGCCTTTAACGCAGAACCACTGGTAGTCGGTGTAGTGAAGGTTTGCCGTGCTTGCCTCCAGCCCCGTGTACACGCCCATCCAGTCGTCGGGAGTGTCATATACATCAGAGTCCCGCGTCGGCTCTACGGATGACCACCTGATGTGGCAGTACTCCGCCGCTCCGGTGTCGCCCTTGACGCCGTCCGTGATCACGATCGTGCTGGTCGTGCCGTCGTTGTATGCGATCGTGCCCGTGTGAGTCTGACCGTCCCCCGGAGTGCCGGAGCTCTGCCAGGTGATGCCCGTGATGGAGCGTCCGTTCGTGACGTCAAACGTCATCGTGGTCTGGTCTGCCAGCGTGATCGTGTAGGTGTCGACCAGCACGTTCGTCCCGGTCTTCTCGATCGTCTGGATCCCGCCGTGACCGTCAGCAAAAGAGACCAGCCAGTTCTCAAGGATCTGACCCGTCAGCTTCTTAGCGGTGCTGTTCTGTTCCAGGACGAAAAGGTCGGTACTGGTAACCTGAGTCGCGGCTACAAGTTCGCCTATAGCCTTATCCGCCATTATTCTTCTCCTTCCTCAATGGAGTTGTCTTGTTCTTCTTCCTCGGCTGCATCCATCTCGGCCACAATGCGCTCGATCATCTGCATGCATCCGAGCAGGCGGTCAAGATTGTCACGCCCTTGGACTGTAATCGTGTTAAGAGTGGCTGCTATTGCGATCAGTTTGTCCCGCATGGTTTTCCTCCTTAATCCCAGGCACAATACCAGATTTCTTCTGCGATGCCTGACGCCAGCATCACGGTGCGCTTCTTCAGCGTGATCCCGTTTCCGTTGATCGTCAGAGAGCCGCAGTACATATTCCCGAAGATCTTCGCCTTCTGGGCGTTGAAATTGCTGGGGCCCGTTGCCCCTGAGACGGTGGCGGCGGCGAAGCTGTTTCCGCCGTCCACGCCTGTTGCGACAGAATCTGACAGCTTTCCTTTGGATACGGAGCCGCTCTTGATTGCCCCTCCGGGGATCTTGCCGTATGTTTCCGTTGATGCTCCGTCCCTGTCGTACTGAATGTCTTTCGCGTACAGCGTCCCGCGGATGTCCGCGCTGGTGCAGACCAGCTTCCCCGCGGCGTCAACCTTGAACCCAGACCCGCAGGAGATTCCGTCCGTGCCAACGTAAACCCCGTCAGCCGTGCTTCCGAGAGTGGTCTTGCCGTTGTAGAATTTGTTCGATTTGATCGTGAATCCAGACGCTTCGGTTCCGATATAACCGCTTGTCGCCGTGATCTTCCCTGTCAGGTCGGCGCTCTTGGCCGTCAGCGCTCCGGAGCTCGTCACCGTGAAGATGCCCTTGCCGAGCCGGATCCCGTCCGTGCCGAGGTAGATTCCCGTGTGCGCGGTGTCCGTCAGAGAAGTGACTCCGTTGTAGATTGCCTTATTTCCGATCGTGAACCCCGCGGAGCCGTTACCGATGTAGCCGCTGGTCGCCGTGACCTTGCCGCTGACCTCCAGCCCTGCGCTGGTCGCCTTCAGGATCGATCTGTTGCCAGAGAACAGTTCCCACGAGGAGTCGGTCAGCGTCCATCCGAAGGACGACCTGTCCCCGCCGGTCTTCGTGACTCTCGCGCTGATCTCTCCCGCCTGCTGAACCAGTTCGGATTGCACCTGGTTCATGTCGTCCGTCAGATCTGAGACTTCCGCACGGATCTCTCCGATCGCCACCGAGAAGGTCGTTGAGATGTCGCCGAGCTGGCGCTTGTACTGGCGATCCTTCGGCGATATGTATGGATACTCGTGGTCGATCTCCTCCTCATGCGGCGCGGAGACCGTGGACTGCATGAGCCGCCCGAAGGTCTGGGCCTGGGAGTAAATCCCGCCCATGATCCCGTTGACCGTCAGAGCGTCGCCCAGTTCCATCGCGGGATGCACAAGAGCAGACTCTGCGGCATAAGGCTGATATTGGAAGCCGTGGAGGGAGTCCAGAAGGTTCTGAGCCATCTGTTCCGTGCCCCACGGACAGCTGAGCACCAGCTCGCGCCCCGTGTCCGTGCCGACGCTGATCTCGTGGTCATCGTCGATCACAATGGTCACCCGGCTGTAGGAGTCAAATTGCTCGGATACCTGCGTTGCTTCCGCGTTCTTGCGGATGTTAATGCTCGTCGTTTCGCTCATACCAGTATCCTGTCACCTCCGAATGTGATCGCGTTCCCGGCTTGATCGACGAGGTAGTTCGTCTCTGCCGGCAGGCCGTTCAGCGCGATCAGCTGCAGCTCGCCGAGGTCCGTCATGATCCAGTTGCCCGCGTACATCGCGCCGATATACCCTAGCACCTCGCGCATGGAGTAGTTCTCCGGCATCTGGATCAGATAATCATTCGTGACGATGTCCCAGGTGCGCTCGTCAACGCTGACCCCGATCTCGCTGGCGATCGCACGGATCACCTCAGCATCCGTCGCAGGCCACGCTGAAACGCCCCCAATAGGGAAGTCTGCCTCCGCTTTGAGCATGGCGTCATAGCCATGGAGCGTCATGACCTTGTTCCCGCCATCGTCACGCGTCTCTCTTGTGTCGATGAAGTAAACGCCCTTCTGGATCCACTCGGAATGCTTCTGCGGATTGCAGATCCGAACGTACGGGATCAGCTCCGCCATCCGCGGGATGTCCACAGACGGTGCCAGCAGTTCCACCGTGATCTCGCCTGAAACGCACCCGCCGACCGTTGGGGTCGATCCCGCGAACACGTTCCGAACCGTCTGGATGCTGATCACGATGTTCTCCTGGAACCCTGCGTCTCCGCCGCCCCTGTCCACAAGGATCGCGGTGCCGCCGAACAGGATCAGTTCATTCTGCCGGGTGATCAGCCGCCCTGAGTCTCCGATGACCAGCGAGCACTCGTACCAGTAATTCGACCCGCTGAGGATCTCCCGATAGGTTGCAGATACATCTTGCATATCATGCCTCCGTCAGTACGATGCTCACCGGGTCCCAGTATTCCACTCCGTCTCTGTAGTGCACGACCAGAGCGCCGGAGCGCTCCTCCACAAACATGGTCGCGTATCTGTCGCCCAGCACCGGATCGGTGTAGAGGACCGTCAGATTATTCTCATCGAACAGCGCCATGATCTCGTTGTACCCGATGCGGTCGGTAGGCATCAGCTTCAGTTCGATCCTTGCCTTCGTGGCTATGACCGCCCTGTGCGTCACTCCGTCCATCGTGTCCACCGTGGACGCTTTGTCCACGCGGGCAACGGTCAGGCCGTTCTGTGCGATCAGGGAGGTGATGTCAAGCGTCGTTGTGCTATTCGTAACAGTCAGAACCATTCATCACACCCCCATCGCCCTGGCATATCTGCCGATGCTGTTGTTCAGCTTCTTGCCGTCCAGATAGACTCCGGACTTCGCGATCAGCTCGCGCAGCAGTCCGTTCTGTTCCCTGAGGAGCGCCGTCTGCTGGTCCGCGCCTTCCGCATCCATGTAGAAGTCAGACGTTGCATACGTCCCGATGGATGCATCCGAGTTCAGGTCCAGAGAGGACTGCATCTCGCCGTCAATCATGTCGTTGATGCCGTCCATGGCTCTCGATACGACTCCGGCATTGTCCTCGATGCCCTCGCCGAGACCGAGCATCATCATTTCGCCGAAATTAGCGAACACCTTCGACGGCGACGCGATCCCGAAGAAATCCTTGACGCCATCAATGAACGAGTTCGCCCATTGTTTGGCCATGTCGAGAAGCCATCCGCCCATGCTCAAGATGCCATCCCAGATGCCCCTGACCAGATCCTTGCCAGATTCGATCAGCTGGGGGATGCAGTCCACCAGCGCGGTCAGCAGAGCGTCGATCAGCTCAAACATCGCCTCCCAGATCAGTGGGAGGTTCTGGATGATGCCCAGATTGATCGCTATGATCAGCTGCATGGCTGCATCGATCAGAAGATCAAGGTTGTCGATCAGCGCCTTGACGATCTCTTTGATCATCTCAATGGCCGCGGGGATCAGCGTCGGGAGTGATGCCGTGATGAAGTTCACAAGCGAGACCAGCAGCTGAATCGCGGCTTCAACCAGTGCCGGAAGGTTCTCGATCAGATACATCGCCAGGGATTCGATGATCCTCAGCGCCGCGTCCGTAATCGCGGGAAGGTTCTGGATGATGCCATCGCAGAGCGCGAACAGCAGGGTCATGCCTGCGTCAACGACCTGCGGGAGGACTTCCATGACCATGTCGATCCCGTGCGTCAGGACCTCAGCCAGCGCATCCACCGCGCCCTCGATCCCGCCGGTCTTGAATGCCTCCGTCACCGAGGACAGCCCGCTCGTTGCGAACTGCACAAACTCGCGGATGGTAGGCGTCAGGCTGTCTGACACCGCGATCTTCAGGCCATCGAGAGCGGAACTCCAGCCTGCAAGGTCGCCCTTGAGGTTGTCCGTCATCGTGCCGTACTGCTTCGCGGCCTCGCCCATTCCATCGCTGGCGCCGGAGAGAGCAGCCGCCCATTCGTTCTGCCTCGCCACGCCTGTGACGGTCATCTTGTTGTATGCGTCGAGGCCTTGGATCCCGAAGATCGTCTGCTTGTATGCCGCCTGTTCCTGTTCCGTGTATCCGGCAAGCGCTGCATCCAGCTCGTTGACCACAGTGTTGAAGTCTCTCGCCGTGTGCGTGATAGGATCGAACGCATTGACGCCGAGTTCCTCAAGCACCGCCCTCGCCTTGTCCGTGGGCGTGTAGAGGTTCTTCATTGCCGCGGCGAGTGCCGTGCCGGCGGCGGATCCGACCTCGCCCTGCTCAGCGAGCCTCAGGAGGGCAACGGTCATGGATTCGGCGGACTGACTATACGCCGCCGCGCCAGCCGCGCCGGAGGACATCGCCTCGCCCAGTTGCTGGACGTTCGTGTTCGCAAGCGTGGCGCCCTTCGCCATCAGGTCGGCGTAATAGCCGGAGTCCTTCGTCTCATCGTTGAAGCCCTTCATGGCTCCTGAGATGTACCCGGCCGCGCTCGCCATGTCCATCGATCCGGCAGCCGCCAGATGGAGGACATCATCGATCATGTTGATTGATTCAGATGCAGAGAAGCCGGACATGGCCAGTATGTTCAGACCATCCGCGGCTTCGGATGCGGAGAAGATCGTGGCGCTGCCCATCTCCTGAGCCTTGTCACGAAGTGCCTGGAAGGTGTCACCTACCAGCACCCCGTTCCGCGTCACGTTGTTCTGTATTTCCGATGTCGTCCAGCCGAGCGTCGCCGCGATCTGGGACATGGACGCATCGAAGTCCATTCCGGTTTCAACAGAAGCCTTACTGAATCCAACGACCGCGGCTGTCGCGGCCACCATGCTGGCGCCCACCGCAACAGCGCCTGTCTTCAGTCCCTTGCCGAGGCCTTTGGCGAGTGCTCCGCCGCCCCGTACGCCGGCTGCAGGCAGTTCGTTGTTTAGAACGTTTGATACCGCACCGCTGATTCCTTCTGCTGACGGAACAATCTGTACATAAGCTTTTCCAATATTCGTAGACATTAAATCATTCCTTTTCGGATTCTCTCCCAAGCCGCGCTGAAGTCTTCCCCGGAACGGAACCGCATCAGCTGGTCGCGTTCTTCCTTCGGCTTCCTCGTCAGCTCCTCAAGAATCGATTTCGGTTTATTGGATCCGCGATGCCCGTCTTTGGTGTTGTGCCAGCACAGGATCGACAGGCGATCCATAATGCCGGCGAGCAGTAACGTCTCCAGCGGGATCCGTGCTCCCGCGATCCGCATCTTTGTTCTTGATTCAGGGGGCAGGCCATAAGCAAACCCTGCCAGTTTGTCGACCGGCAGGGCTTCCATGTCAGTAATGCCGTAGTACTGGGCGAGGTCACACATGAGATCGTCACGATGCTCAAGGAACCCCGCCAGCGCCACTATTTTTTTTTACTGTTCAGCCCCTGAATGATCTCAGTCAGCTCCTGATTGAACTTCTCCGTCGGTACATGGCCATCCTTGTCCTTGATATGCTCATACAGACGCTCCTTGCCTTCCTCGCCGAGAATCATCTCAGCGCAGTCGATGTACGCAAGGAGGTCGCCGCGCTGAAGCTTCCGGATCGTCTCCAGGAACCTCATGTCATTGACGCGGGAAACATCAGTTTCGGCCACAAAGCCGGTCGAAGTTACAATCTGCTCACTCATTCAGCTGCTCCGGTGATGTACTCGTAGTGCGTGTTGCCAGCGGTGTCCGCACCTGCGGCCAGCGTCACGTCATAGCCGATCGCCTCGTCGTCCTTGTAGACGATGTCGCCCACGGACTCAACGGTCGCGGTCGGGATGACAATACGCTTGAGCGCTCCGCCGTTGAGGATCATGTCGATGACCCAGGACTTCGGGCTCTGCTGTGCGTTGTTGACGTTGATCGCGATCTGCTCAGGCTGGCCACCAGCGGCGGGCGTGATGGTCACGTTGTCCTCGCCATAGACCGCCTTCAGCGCGGCCTCGTCGATCGTCTGGAGCATCTTGAACTTGAACTGGTCGTCCATGCTGTTGTTCAGCACAAGAACAGTGTCACCGCCCCATGCCTTGATCTTGGTGACTTCCTTGTTGAGGGAGTTGGTAACTCCATCGTCAGACGCATAGCCGACCTGCTTGAACGCAGCGTCCAGAGCAGTCGAGGCATCAGTAGGAAGCGTGGTTCCGACAGGCGCGAAAGAGATCGCACCGGTGACTACCGGTTTGCCCGCCGATACTTTGGTTGCATCATTTCCCATGACTCTATCTCCTTGTTTAGTAATGTGTGATATCAAACACTGCCTGATAGCGGTATGCCTTCTTCTCAGTGTCAGTGAAGTTGTAGTCAGAATCCAGTTTGCACCGGGTGACTGTGTTGTCCAGGATCAGGTCCTTCATGGCTTCGATCACGAGCTCGTTCATCCTCGCGGCATCGCGCAGCCGCTTCCGCGAGATGCTCTGGATCGCGAACGTTGAGGTGATGATGAAGTTCTCGTTATAACTGCCCGTCTTTTCGATCAGGACATATTTCTCAGGAAGGACCTCAGGCGTCTCCATGTAGACAGGAAACGTGAGCCTGCCGCTCAGATGGTTCAGTATGGTTTCTTCAATCATTTATCCTCTCCACAACGCTTTCAGAAGCGTGTTGTTCGCGAGGTTGTCCCGTCTTGCTTCGGACGAGTCAGCCTCAATCTTCGCCACGACTCGGTTCGCGCCCTTGAACGTGGATGTGGTATACCCGCTCTTGGCAGGGCACCGCTTCCGCGCTTCTTCCTGGAGCGCCTTCTCAAGTCCGGAAGACTTAAGCAGTTCCGCGACCCCTTTTCTGTCGAGCTCGAATACAATCTTAGCCATAACGTTCCGCCATGATCCTCGACCCCCATGCGAGCGGGATCAGATCTTGAATCCCTGTCTGCACGAAGCCGAATGTCTTGAGAGTGCATGAAAACGGAGCCGGAAGAATGATCCTTACATCCTCCCACTGGTGCTCGTCGCCCTTCGGGATCCCGATCCAGTACTCGATCTGCTTCCCGGTCAGCGTCAGAGCGTCATTCCGTTCCTCGGACGTCGGAGAGCCGACTACGACATTGTCCACGTCGACGAACTCGGACTCATAGATCGGTCGGTTGAATGCGTCCGTACCCGTCTGGGTTTTGACTTCAAGTTGTACCGTTATCCCGTGAATCCGCATAGAAACTCTCCCATCCGAACCGCTGGCGCTTCAGTCCAAGACGCTTCAGGTCGTTCTTGAGGATCGCTGCCCCGATGCCGCCGCCGGCGATCGTGTAGGAGCCGCTCCAGGAATACCCCAGAGCGCTCTGGCTCTCCTGTGTCATCGGCTCGCCATCAAATGACTGCCGCATAACACGAACCACGACATCAACGGTCACCAGTTTGACCATGTTGCCATACGCTCCGGTAGTGTCAGCCTCGATCATCTGATCAAGATCCCGGTCGACCTTGTGAGCCTCCACCCGGAGAGCGTCCGAAATGAGCGGGAGCAGCGTGCTGATCCTCGCCTGTTCGTCAGCGGTGTAGTTCTTGCCGCTGAGCTGGATAACATCTTCCAGGGTGGCAAATGCGCTCATTTTTTCGTCCCTTTCTTCGCCGCCGGCTTCTTCTTCGGTTCTTCTTCCTTCTTGGGAGCCTCGACGACCTTGTGGCCGCGCTTCTCGTATTCCTTCACACGATCGTCAGCCACAAGCATCACAGTCCCGGTCAGGGCATTGATCATCTTTACCATGTTGTCACCTCAAAATGAAGGATGCGGCCCGTGAAGACCGCACCCTTCAAGTCGTTCAGCCTCAGTTGGCGTCGGTGAGCAGGTTGAAGCATGCCGTGTCAGCACGGAAGCCGACTTCGATTTCCGCACGGACTGCGAACATGTTACGCTGCCAGAGGTTGATCGTGCTGTTGCCGGAGGTCAGGGTTGCCTGATCGCTGACGGAGATGTTGACCCCTTCGACGATGCCGTACATGGCCTGCGTCCAGTCGCCCGCGACGCCGACCACGTTCGGAGTGCCAGCCTTGTAGGCCGCCTTGGTGAGGACCGTACGGGCGCCGAGAACCGTCGGGATAACACCTTCCGCGACGGAGTTAATGAACAGCGGGCGATCGTTGCCGTCTTTGGCCGCCAGGAGGATGCTCTTGCCCTTCGGGCTCAGTGCGATGCCGTTCATCAGGCCGCCGTGATCGGCGATGTCACCATCTGCCGCAACGAGTCCGGCATAAGCGTCAGAGCCGAGGCCCTGAGCGGTGCAGCTGGCGAAGATGTCGAAGTTGGAGCCCGGAGCGGCACCGTGGAAGGCGGTCTCATCGAACTTCTCGGCGAGAGCCAGCGGGAGGCGCTCGACAAGGGCATTGTACAGGGCGTTCACATCGCGCCGGAACTCCTCAGAGAAGGGAACGATGACAGCCAGCTTGTAGGGCTGCATGACCTTGGACTCAAGGCCCGGATTCGCGACGGGCTTCTCGCCGGTCTCGCTGACCCACTCAGCCGCCGGGTCGGAGGTGATGACCGGGATCGTCAGTCCCCATCCGGGGAGCGCGATCCTGCGGGCGAGAGTCATGATCGCGGACTGAGACTGCGCCTTCTGGATGATCTCCTGGGCGACTTCGGTCGGGATGTTGGAAATGTAGGTACGATTGGTAGGTACTCCAGATGCCATTTTTTGAAATCTCCTTTAATTGATATTTTCAAACCATTCTTTGAACTTGCGCTCGGCGATCTTCGCCGTGCTATCTTCCGTGGGAACTCTCTCCGGACTACCCAGCGGCGCCGCTGAATGTGCTGATGCGAAGTCTTTGGCCAGATCCTCCGCGTCTGCCTTCCATTCCTCTGCTGTCGCGCCCTGAAGCCGTGCGGCATACTTCGGATCCAGTCCGGCACCGATGGCGATTCTCGTTTTCTCCAGGTCGGTCCTGTATTTCTCGCCCTCGGCTATCGCCTTGTCCTTCTCCTCCAGCGCTGCCTTCGTCTTCTCCGCTGCGTCCTGATAGTTCTTGATCTCCGCGGCATGCGTTTTATTGATCTTCTCCATGTCCTCCGGAGAGATGAATCCTTCAAAACGCTTGGCAGCGGTCTCACGTTCACGCTTCAGACGCTCCCCGATGAGAGCGTCCAGCTCCTCCTGAGTAGTGATCGGTTTTTCCAAAAGTCCCATTTGTAACTCCTTCCCAATTAACCGCTTGGTATGCGTAGTTATATCAAACGGCATTCGCCGTCTAATACCTGATTGCCTGCTTCTTCTTGCCCTTGAACTGAGAGCAAAGCCAATGAGCCAGTGATACGCTCTCGATCAGCGCCACCTCGTACTGGTCGTTCTGTGTCTTGTAACCAAATCCGCCGGATGATCCGATCGGTCTGTGGTCGCAGTTGCTGATCGCGTTCCTCAGCGCCGCCTGGTCGATGTGCTCGATCCCGTCTCCGAAGATTGCCGCTTCAAATGCCGCATTCGCGTCAATAATCTCGCGAACAGTAGGAATTGTTGCGGTTCTCTTGACCCTCTGCTCGCGCATCAGGTCCAGAAGCATCTGCTTTCCTGAGTCGCCGTCAATGGCGATCCCCGCGCAGTTCGGATTCTGCAGAAACGGGATCATCCAGTCGATCCCTCCGCGGATCGGTCTGCAGTCAATGGCTTCGACGAAGATCTTCCCGTCCAGCGTCCTCGACGCGACAGCCAGGCAGCCGTTCGCGCCGTCCTTGCCGAACTTGACCCCGAAGAATCTCTGCTCTTGCAGTTCAGGACGCCTGCTGACCTCGCTTGCCCGCCACTCGGCTTCCGTTATCACCGATTTCAGCGAGTACTGGAACCAGTAGCCCAGACGCTGGATGACGAAGTCCAGCTCGTTGTGCGGATCGTACTCGGCTCTGATCTTCCTCTCGTTGAGGTGATACCCCATCGAAGGATTTGTCAGATACCAGAGGTCGACGTCCATGAGGTCCTTCGGACGCTCCTCCACGGACCACTCCGCCCAGCCGGTGTCGTATGCCTCGCCGTTCAGCGTGGCCTTCCGCATGTCCGCAAACACCGTGCCGACGCTCTCCGTTGTCGGAGGCGTCCCGCAGAAGATCGTCTGCGGGTTCCGTGAGTCGGAGACCGTGTAGGTCAGCGCCGCCTGCTGCGCGATCGTGTACTCCTGTGCTTCATCGATCACCAGCAGGTCGAATCCCTCGCCCAGTCCTCCGGATACCGTTCGGGTCCTGAAGACCGCCCGTCCGCCGCCCTCGGTCATCTCGATCGTCTCAAGACCGAGCGCCTTGGTCGTGTGAAACGAGTGCGGGGAAGGCACTTCGTCCTTCGTCCGTCGTCCGAGCTCCTCATAGCCTGCATCGCACAGTATCCTCCGGAGCCGCTCCCATGCCTGGTGCGCGGAGGATACCCTGTGAGAGGTGTGGCAGATCAGCTCGCCGTTTACCAGCCCGTAGATCTCTCTCGCCGCGATGACTTCGTTCTTGCCGTTCCGTCGCGGAAGCTGGAAGCCGAACTTCTGATGCACCCACAGGCCGTCGGATCCGACGGTCATGATGCCCTTGAGGAGGTCTTTCTGCCATTGGATTGCTTTCCGCCCGCTCGCCTCGTAGAGCTTGATCGCCGCTCCGGCAAGGCTCTTTTTCCCGGGCAAAAATACGGATTGGGTTGGAGTCTGGTTGCCTTTACGCCCAGACATTCAACTCAATCCTCCTTCACCAATAGTCGGGTGCTCTGATCATGTTCTGTTCCCTCCGTCTCTATCTCCACTGCTTCGTGTGTGCGTTCTGACGCCTCCCTGATCCGGGATCGTACTCGACTACACACCTGCAGTTTTGATGCCGTCTATACACTTCCGTTGGGCACGGGTAGTTGTAGACGCCCGCGAGCCGGCTGCACCACTCGCAGCAGCGACCGTCTGAGGTCCTGACGATCTTCGGCTCCAGTCCGAACTGGTACTGGATGTCCGCATTCTGCCGCACCGAGTCGTCCACGATTGCCATGCTCTGGTTCTCGATCTGGGCGGGGATCGAGTCCGTCACCCGCTCGTATCCCTTGCCCACCAGCTCCGTGGCGATCCCTTCGACCCGTTCCTCGTTGTACTCCGGCACGACCGGCTTGATACCGATCCTCGCCTTCGTGTTCAGCGCCGTCTGAATCGTCAGCGTGGCGTCAGAGACCACCTCGTAGTTCCTGAGGCAGCTTTTCTGAAGGATCTCGCGGATCGTGTCAGGGTCCGTCACCTCCGCCAGCTCCGCATTGAGGATCCTTCCGAGCTTCCTCCCGGTCAGCGAAGACAGCCTGCTCGCGTCCTTGTACGTCGCGTCGCCCGCTCTGATCTTCTTCAGGATCGAGATGATCTGCTTGTCATTCCTGACGATGCTGTCAAACTCGGAAACAATCGCTTCAATGTCCATATCAGATTCCTGTCAGGTCTCTCAGCTTCTCAGCGTCGAAGTAGTCAGGGAACGCCTGCTGGATCTTGATGATCGCATCCCCGATCGCTCCGATCTGCGAAGCATCCGGCTCAAAGATCGGCTCCCACTTGACGTGCGTCTGGCTGATCTGCCGGCGCTGGTAGTCGTAGTTGTCCCTCAGGCAGGCCGCCAGGTATCCGGCATTCACGAAGCCGGTGCTGAAGGTGCGCTGCGCTTTCCTCGCCATCAGGCGGAGCGTCTCGTGGCTCGCCTTGATCGCGTCGGAACTGCTCGGATTTGCGGAAGGCATTCCAAGATCGTCCAGCGTCAGCCCGGTCTCGCCTGCGAACAGACCGCCGAGCATCCGGATCTGATCGTTGAACGGGGTCATGCTCTGCTGCTGGAACTGTCCCACAACAGGGCGGTCGTTGTCCTCGTCCTTGTCGATCCGCATGAAGGCTGACATCGCGGCCTTCCACTTGTCAAATCCTTCCTCAGCGTCCTCGTTCATGCCGATGACATACCGCTGAGGGTACGAGTAAAACTCCGACGCGATGTCTGCCCTTCTGACCGTCCTCATGGCCGCCTGTGTCAGATCCATGCAGGCGCGGGTGATGCGGCTGTGCCCGAATGCCCTCGTCGCGTCAGGACGATAGATCACAGGCACCAGCAGAGGATACGGGCTCGCATGCTTCACCACATACGGCGGGCGATCCTTCGGGTAGTAGTGCGTCTCGTACGGCAGAAGATACGCTTCAAGGAGCACGTTGAAGTTCGAGTCACGCTCCAGTACCGCATACCCCTCGGAGAGCATGTAGGTCACAGGATCGATCACGCCGGTTGCGTTCATGCCGTCCAGCACTCGCATCCGCGGGGAACCATCCACGTCGGGTGCGATGTACACGAACGAGCACGACCCGATCATCGCGGCGAGGATCGCGGAGTCGAACAGGATGTCGCTGTTGTTCCCCTCGTAGATCGCGCCCATGTCCAGAGCGTCATCCGAGAAGCTGCGGAAGACGATCCTGTCCGCCAGCGAGTCAACAGCCTTCCCGCACCATCCGAGCACCGACCGCAGTACCGCCAGGTCCCTCGGAAGGTCGCGGTTCGCTCCCTGGAGCGCCATGTGCATGTCGTAATACTGGTATCGGCGAGCCACTCCGCCCTGCACGAAGGCGAGTTTGCTCTTGAGCCGATCCATTCCTAGCATCTCAGGCATTTGATCCTCCAAAATTAAATATCAGCCTCCCCCCTTAGGGCTTGGCTGTGGGAAATGGGCGCA